CAGACAGATGTACCATACACCTTAACACATGACCGTGATGTTGAGTTTATGGTAGATAAGGCAGACGTTGACGAAACCAATGCAACTGCCTCTATCCAGAACATTTCCCGCGTATTTGAGCAGACATGGGTAGTTCCGGAAACAGATGCGCTGTTTTTCTCCAAAGTTGCCCAGGCAGCTCAGAAGACAGAAGGCTATCATGGATCCACAGCAACTTCCACATATACGAAGGCAAAAGTTTTTGGAATGCTGAAAGATATCCTGGCAAAAGGAAAACTCAGAAGATACAAAGCGAACGGTTCTCTGATCATGTATGTTCGCAGTGAGATCATGGATGCCCTGGAGCAGTCTACAGAGTTTACTCGTAAGATCGAAATGACTCAGATCGCAGAAGGCGGCCTTGGCATTGAAACCAGAGTAACAGACATTGATGGGGTGCCAATCATGGAAGTAATCGATGATGAGCGATTCTATGATGCATTTAACTGGGAACCGGAAAATGGTGGATTTGAACCACAGAAAAAGGTAACTGCTGGAAGCGGTGTTGAAGCAGTGACCGGTGCGCACAAGATTAATGTACTTGTTGCTTGTGGTCAGACCTGCAAGACTGTACCGAAGATTAATAGCATTTATTATTTTGCACCAGGCACACATACTGAAGGTGATGGATATCTGTATCAGAACAGATCTTTCTCTGATGTATTTGTATTTCCAAATGGCCGTGATGGTAAAATCGACAGCATTTATGTGGATGTTGATACTGCAGAGGTTGGCGCCTGATAAGGGGTGAGAAAATGTCTTATGTACCATATGCAACCCCAGAATACTATACGGATACTTACGGTGGAACCCTGATTTTAGAAAATGACATTGCGAGAGCTCTGCAGATTGCGTCTCGGCACATTGATTCCCTGACCTACAACCGGATTGTAGGCCGGGGATTTTCCAGCCTGACACAGTTTCAGCAGGATATCATTCAGGATGTTGTCTGCCAGCAGGCAGATTTTGAAACCGAGAATGCGGACGAGATCAATTCTATACTTTCAAGCTACAGCATCAATGGTGTATCCGCTCAGTTTGGTAGCAGCTGGAACGTATTCACAGACAAAGGTGTGGCAATGAAAAGAGATCTGTATGCGCTGCTGTGTCAGACTGGGCTGTGCTGCAGGTTAGCGAGGTGAGCTATGAAATATCCATGTTTAGTACCCAAAAGGCTTTGCTGGACGGATATCAGTTTAGTGATGGAGCAGGAAGGACGGGATAAATATGGGGAGTCTCTTCCATGTTTTGAGTATTCCGGAAAATGCAATTATCAGGATAAAGCAAAGACGATCTTCACGGCTGAAAAGAAGATGGTTCAGATTACCGGATCCGCATTACTGCCGGGAGATATCTGCCCGGAGCTTCCGGTAATATCAGGCGGTACAGCAACCATATTTGGTGTCAAGAGAAAGATCCAGGAAGCCAGGAAAGCCAGAAATCCGGACGGTACCGTAAATTACACGGAGGTGCTTCTGATATGATCAAGGTCAATTCGACTGTTAAACTTAACTTTCCGAAGATCAATCAGCTGACACGGGCACAGGTGGCAGCCCTGGAGCAGACTGCAGAAGATTTACATACAGAAGTTGTGCAGGGGCAGGTGTTTCCAAGAGATACCGGTGCTTTGCAGGATGAGAGTACTTTTGTAGATACATCTGAAAGCAGTCACGGAAAAGCAAGTATCATATCCAGTACGCCTTATGCAAGACGTCTATATTTCCATCCAGAATTTCATTTTAAGAAGGATGAAAACCCGAATGCAAAAGGTAAATGGTATGAAGACTGGCTTCCGGGTGGAAAAAATGCTGACCTTGCAGTGGAAGCATTCAAAGAAAACTACAGGAGGCTGGCTGGTTTATGACGTTATCGGATATCAGAGATTATATTGAGACACTCACACAGGGGGCTGTGTATATTGGTCCAATTCCGGATAAACCGGAAAAAATGGTTGGGGTTTATAACAGTAAACACCAGCATGAATACAAGGTGGCAATCGGAGGCCCTCAGCTGGAATCCTATGGCACGAAATACGTCACTTTACTGGTACACTGGAATAAATCCCAGCGCGAGACCGAAAAAGCCGGAAAAGCCTTATTTGAAGCTGTCAGAGCCACCAGAAATGCAACTGTAAACCATGAAACTATTAAATTTGTCCTGCCAGTCTATGATCTTCAGGATATAGGCGTAGATGATTCCGGTATCTACGAGATGGTTATAGAACTGGCAGTGATTTTTGAAAAGAAAGGAAATAAGGATGAAGAATAAAATTGTGATGAACCTTCAGCTGTTCGCAGGTTCCAAGTCTGGCGTATATCCATGCTACGAGAACCAGTTTCAGATAGACACAGCAGCATCAGGTGGCACTGCTTCACTGAAAAATATTGCAGACTGTGAAACCTTTTCCGTATCGTTTGACAATGGAGTGGAAGAGTGGAACCCATATGATACAGAAGGATGGACCAGACGTTTAATGACATCCAAGAGCGTTACAATTTCAGTAACTGCAAAACGTAATGTCGGGGATGCCGGAAATGATTTTGTTGCAGGACTGGCATGGAAGAACGGAAGAAATGCGGAAGCTGATACTCAGTGGACTTTCCCGGATGGCACTGTTGTTAAGTTTACAAAAGCAGTTATCAATGTGAAGAATGCTGGATCCGGAGATTCCACAGCTGTAGCACCTCTTGAATTTGATATCATGAGCAATGGAAAACCGGAGATTACACCAGCCGCATAGTAAATACAGCTTTTAGCAAGAAAAAGGAGAAAACAAATGGCAAAATGTATTGATATTACAGAGAAATTAAGCTTTGATAAAAATCCTGCCCTGATTATCAAGGGCAGAAAATTCATAGTAAATGCAGATGCGGGCACTATGCTTGAAATCATGGGATTGTTTAAAGAAGGCTCTTCTGATACAGAAGCGACAGTTGCGGCCTATGAAAAACTGTTCAGCGAAAAAGACCGTAATGAGATTAAAAAAATGCGTCTGCCTTTCAAAGATCTTATGATCGTTATCCAGACCGCAATGGAACTGATCCAGGGAGAAGAAGACCAGGGAGAGCAGTAACCCGTACTATGATTTGATAGATGATTTTGATCTGATCGTATCATCGTTTCAATCACAGTACGGGTTACGTCTTTCTAAGGAAATTCCGGCAGGGATGCCCTGGGACGAGTTTTCGGATCTTCTATCCGGAATAGGCCCGGATACAGCCCTTGGCAGGATCGTAGCAATCCGTGCAGAAGAGGATGAAGAGATCTTGAAGCATTTCACCCCGGAACAGCGCAGGATCCGCCGCGAATGGAGAAATAAACAAGCTATGAAGGTTTCAGAGGAAGATAGAGATAAATTCCTGGAGGCTATGAAACAGGCATTTATTGATATGGCAGGAGGAGCGAATGGATAAAAACAAGGTAAAATGCCCTTTCTGCGGACACGAACAGAAGATACAGTACACCCCGGATGCCAAATGCCGGGGTGTTTTCATTCGGTGCCAAGGGCGCCATTGTAAAAAAGAATTTGAAATAAAGATTAACCAGGACAAGTAGTGCCATGTGTCGATGTCCTCATGATAGAGGAAGGTGGCATATATGGCAACAAGTGTTGGGCAGATCGGGCTTGACCTGGTCGTTAATCAGAATCGGTTTCAGTCGCAGATGCGTGGCATTGAATCTCTGGCAAAGAAAGCCGGTGCAACTCTTGCAGCAGCATTTGGCGTTAAAAAGCTGATAGATTTTGGAAAGTCGTGCCTGGAGCTTGGCTCAGATCTGGCAGAGGTTCAGAATGTTGTAGACGTTACATTCCCGAACATGACCACACAGGTTGATAAATTTGCCAAAAGTGCAGCCCAGAGCTTTGGACTTTCTGAGACCATGGCAAAGCAGTTCACCGGTACCTTCGGGGCAATGGCGAAAGCCTTTGGATTTTCCGAGGAACAGGCTTATAACATGGGCTCCAGCCTTACCAAGCTGGCAGGTGATGTGGCGTCTTTCTATAATCTGTCACAGGATGAAGCTTACACCAAGCTGAAATCCGTTTTCACAGGCGAAACGGAATCTTTAAAAGATCTTGGCGTAGTCATGACTCAGACTGCCCTTGACAGTTATGCGCTGGCAAACGGTTTCGGGAAGACAACGGCAAAAATGTCAGAAGCTGAAAAGGTTGCGTTAAGGTATTCCTTCGTACAAAACCAGCTGGCAGCAGCTCAGGGAGATTTTGCAAGGACCTCAGGATCCTGGGCAAACCAGGTAAGGATCCTCACTCTGCAGTTTGACTCCCTGAAGGCTACAATTGGCCAGGGACTGATAAATCTTTTCACTCCGGTTATCCGAGTGATCAACACGGTAATCGGAAAACTAATTACTCTGGCAAACGCCTTTAAATCGTTTACAGAGCTGATTACCGGTCAGAAATCCAGTAACAGTGCTTCCGGGCAGATTTCAGCTATTGGGAGTGCGGCAGCGGGCGCAAGCACCGGAATGGACAATGCGGCCAGCTCTGCGGACAATCTTTCGAAATCCAACAATGGTGTGGCCAGCTCAGCAAAGAAAGCAGCTGAGAAAATGCGTGCCCTTATGGGCTTCGACCAGATCAATAAACTGGACAGTAATACATCCAGCGACAGTTCAACGCCAAGTTCTGGAAGCAGTATGGGAACGTCTGGCATCGGCGGAACTGGAGTTGATTTTGGAAATCTGTCCCGGGGAGAAACTGTCATAGATAAAACAGACAAAAAGATGTCCGGGTTGTTAAAACGCTGCAAAGAGCTGGCAGCAGTATTCAAAAAAGGCTTTAAGATAGGATTTGGTGATTCTGAAAAGAGAATCAGTTCCATTACGGAAAATATTAAGAATATCGGGAAAACTCTGAAAGAAATATTTACAGATCCGGATGTTGTGAAAGCAGCAAATGATTGTGCCAATTCTCTTGCGCTGTCGTTTGGAAAGATGATAGGTTCATTTGCCAGTATTGGAATAACGATTGCGTCCAATCTTACTGGCGGGATTGAAGGATACCTTTCTAAAAGCAGTAGCTATATACGAGGTAAATTAGTGTCTCTGTTCAATATTGCAGGAGACATTGCATCACTTGCCGGGGATTTCTGGACGGCATTTGCTGATATATTTTCTGTATTCGCTGGATCAGAAGGACAAGGGATTACCGCAGACATCATTGGCATTTTTACAGATGGATTTCTTGGTGCAATAGAGATCGGAGCACAGTTCATAAAGGATATTGAAAGCGTTGTAGTTACTCCTGTAGTACAGAATGCGGAGAAAATTAAACAAACAATTGAGAGTCTCCTCGTTCCGATTCAGACCGTGCTTGATACTTTACATCAGTCAGTGATAGATACCTTTTCCAAGATTTCAGAAGTATATGAAACGTATATTAGCCCGTTTATAACATCTGTTGCACAGGGAATATCTGATATCGTACAGATTTTTCTGGATGGCTGGAATTCTAATATTTCACCTGTTCTTGATAATCTGGCCGAGAAGTTTTCAACAGTGTGGCAGGAACATATACAACCAGCTCTTGACGGAATCATTACACTTGTTGGGAAAGTATTTGAAAACCTGCAGGCACTCTGGGAGACATTATTACAGCCATTGATTGAGTGGATTATCAACAATATCATGCCAGTTATCGGACCGGTACTACAGGGAATTGGAGACCTTTTCCTGGATCTGCTGTCAGTAGCCGGGGAATCAGTGGAATAACAGATGTGCTTGGTGGCTTTATTGATTTTTGCACAGGGGCATTTACAGGTGATTTTTCGAAATGCTTCCAGGGCTTAAAAGAAATCATGGAAGGCTTCAAAACGATTGCAGATTCTGTGGTCGATTTTCTACAGAAAAATGTATTTCGGCCGTTTGATGAGTATATTGCAAATATATTTGCAACAGACTGGTCGAAAAATTTCGGCATTCTGGGTGGCGTACTCAACGGATTCTTAAAGAGCGGAAAAGATACAATCAGAGATATCCAGAAAGTATTTGGCGGATTAAATGATTTTGTATCAGGAGTATTTTCGGGGAACTGGGAAAAGGCGTGGAAAGGAATAAAGGACATTTTTGTTGGAGTGTTCAGAGGACTTGCTGATATTGCGAAAAGCCCGATCAATGCTATTATTGGTGGTTTCAATAGCGTACTTGGCACAGTGAATGGTCTCATCAATAAAGTAAATAATATACGTTTCAAAATTACGGTACCAGATTGGATCCCTGGGATAGGCGG